CCCGTGGGTTTTGCGTAAAACTTGGGCGATGGTACAAGTGGGAATCTCGTTAGTAATCAAAGTGAACACGGCATCCCTCAACATATCGATAGTCGCTTGATTGCGGTTCTCGGCATAGAGTTTCGACATCTCCTTGCCGGGATAGCGGTCGGAAAGAATGCCCTTGGCCTTTGCCTCGGAGGATGTGAAGGGTTCGTTCATCGAATGTGCAAGCTACTTTGAGTCTGATTTGAGGCAAGGGGTAGTTTTAAGTTGTTCAATATTCCATTTCAAGTGCTTCTTATCGATTGGATTGCAGAAATAAACGAATCTATGTTTTTTGCTTCGTACTACTTTTTGCATTTTTGATTTATCCCTCAAGTGTTTTGGTATGCTTCTGTGGTCTAAATCCCCTAAGGTATAATCTGTAAATGGAATTGTTGTTCCAGTATAAATCCAGTTTGTTGCTTTATATACAATGCCAGAGTGTCCTTGTTTTGTGTCTGCGTATGACACCAAGATGGTAGATTTTGGCATTTGCCTAATAACCCAACCAATAAACCTGCTTTCAGAGTTTTTTGGGGCTTCGTCTAAAAAGCAAAGCCTGTTCAATTCAAACACATTCGATGCCATTTCCTTGCCAGCGACTCCATTTATTAGCGTGTGGCTTGCTGGTTTTCCTATGGTGCAAGCACCTATTATTTCCCCCTTAAAATATGCTCCGAATGAAAAACTTGTTGGTGCTTGGCGGTGTAGATAATGCCATTTTATTAGAAAGTTGTTTGCGGTTATATATTTTATTGGCCTAAAAAAAAGTTGGAGCGGCGAGGTCGGAATTGCACCGCCATCCTCCCCTTGGAATAGGGGAAGCTCTACTATTGAGCTATCGCCGCCAAAACTCATAAATAATACTCCGCAACACTCTTTCCGCTGTTCGTCTTTATGGTTCTCTTCTCGATCTGATGCCCCGCTTTTTTCAAGTCGCAGATTCGGCTCGCCAACCGGAAACACTTGAACCATTCGAGGGCTTCCAGAGCCGTGAGGGTTCTCCCAGCTTGCAAGTGTGCTAGGATGCGGGCGTTCTGGTCGTGGCCTTCCGTATTTACTGGATGACTGGTTCGCATAAAGGGCAACTCAAACTGCTCGGCCTCTAACATTGCGATCATTTGATTCCCCTCCCGCTTGACTTCCGAGCCGTGAAGTTTTTGCTTTTTGCGTTCACGATTGAGGAGTGATGACATCCCCAAGCGTTCGCAATCTCCTTTACTGTTAGACCAGACTCATATTGAGCCTTCCAAATACCCCAACGCTTCTGAACTGTGTTGTGGGAGCGATTTCCCCTTGCCCTATACTTACCGAAGGTTGGCCGTAGCTCCCTTGGGATGTCTAAAGGGGTGGTTGTGCCCATAACTAGGTTTGCAAGCCCTTTAGAGGCCAATTCCGTGCGATTATGAGCCATCTGGGCGGTGAGTGTGCTTATGAGTTGCTCAAATTGGGCAATTTTATCCTCGCAAGACTTCACCCGGTGGATTGTGGCCGCTAAAACTAGGTCGTTCATGGACACCCAGCCTTTTCCCACGCTTCGAGCGTCTGAAAGCCCATAATTTTGTAGGTTGGAGGGGATTCACACCCCGATTTGATTGGTTTCTTCATTGGTTGTGTTCCTTTCATTGGTTGTTGGTTGCTTCTCCGCTGACAGTTCCTTGCACACGCCCTCCAGTCCTTAACCGATGCCTTTCCGCCTACCTTCCATCCGTTGCTCTGGTAGTAATCAAAAGCCGACTCCGCATCCGTCAGTCTCCATCCGATCTCATTTGCAAAGGCAATCCATTCAGCGTGCGTGGGGCGCAAGCCCCCTCTCTCTTTCTTATTGTTATTGTTATTGTTATTGTTATTGTTATTGTGTCCCATCTTTTGCTCATCTATGGACGATAGATGGTGCATAGATGGCTCATCTTTGTGGCATCTATGGGTTATCCTTGACGCATAACCAGCCGATCTTTTGTTCATATCTGCTAGGGTTGCCGCCGTGCCGCCGTGGTAGATTGCCCCATCTTTAATCTCATAAACCCCTGCAACCTCAAGCTCTTTAATGAGTGGGCTGGCGTCTTGACCAACCATTCTGCTTATCTGTTCCGGGGTGGGTGGGTTGCCGTTGATGACCAGTCTCCCGCCGGCGTTGGCCTTATAGATGAGGCACACTAGGTGAATCCATAGCCCCTTGGCCTCGAGACTCACTAACGATAGCTTCTCGTTGGAGAGCCAGCGGTTCGGCTCAAAGGGAAACCAGAAGGAATCTCGCTTCATTTTATTTCTATGCACTCCCTTCTTGAATTATAATCATCACCAAGACATAAGTTTGAATCAACAAACAAGCCACAATTAGTAAATGTTATGCTCGTGGCCTCAACCCAAGAGCAACCGAAGGGTTGGGGTGCTGGTTTTTGAACAACTACTGGCGCGTCTGGATTTTCCAGAAGAATTTTAGCTACTTCATGTGATCTCATTTCTTTTTCTCCGAATCCCGCTTCTGGTATTTCTTCGCCCTCTCCAATAGCTCTTTAGTGATTCGATGCGAGTAGTCTAGGTGGCTGATGATGTCTTTATAGGATTCCCGCTTTGCGTGGTCGAAGTCTTTGAATAAGTCCCTCAATCTCTTGGACACAACGGAGTGGAACTGCTCCACCAGTTTTAATCTCTTAACGCTCATACTTTTCCCACCAATCTTTTAACCAGCCCAAGAATCGGCCTAGCAGATATAGCCCCGCTATGAATACGCTGTATGAGATGACCGCAACTACGAACCACACCGCCAAATGATTCACGATGTATGAAAGGAAACTCACCATTTGGGTGCGGTCGGCCACTTTGCCCAAAGCACGACTTCGGTTTGTTGACCCCAGTTGTGGGCGACATAATCGCCCGATAAGTATCTCCCGCCGATAACTTCTTTTCCTGTATAGATAAGCACTCTCTCGTTTTCATTTGGTTTCTCCTTGGTTGTATTCCACTCTAACATTGACCACTTGGTTTCTGGTATCTGAACATTAACGGCCGACATCGAGCCTCCTAATCGCAAGCACCACCTCATTCAAGATTCCGGTGATGACCGCATCCTCCGTTCCGTCTGCTAGTTGTTGAACTAAGTCGGCACATCGTTCTCTTTCGAGGTCGGCGGCCTTACTCCTCACATCGTTAAGGATGTCTTGGATAAGTTCAGAATGGGATTTCATCGGGTGTTCCTTTGCTTAACGCCTCGCTCTCCAAAAGAATCTCTTGGATGATTTCGTTGCGTATAATGTCGTTCTTATATGGTTGGCCGTCCTTGCCGGGTTTGAGTTCTTGTTTGCTCAACCAGTCCAAGTAGTCTAAGCCCTTCTCACCAAAGGCGGCGATCTGCCGAAGCGTTGACCCTTTATACTTACCAAACTTCAACTCCATATCCCTCGGCTCTGTGCCGTTGGTTTTATTAGGAGAGTTGAGCTTGGCCGTGATATCTGCTAGGTCTGCCTTGCTGATCTTTGTGGGTTCGGCTTTGGGTGCTTCCTCAAACTTCTCCGTGTTGATATCTTGGAATCCCCCATAAGGAACTTCCTCGGCTGGTGTGGTGGACAGGCTCTTGTCAATCAACACTACGATATGGGCAAAGGCAGAGCGACAAGCCCTGCTGATTGCTCTGGTCTGGCACATCGCTCGCTTGGCATAGGTTGGGCGACTTGCCCACATCGGCTCATCGTCACCCAAGAACCCCTCGGCACTTGAGATGACTTGGCCGTTGTCCATCCTCTTGACCTCACCGATGCAACGATAGCCGTCCTCAAGACGCTCGACATCTCTAGCAGAGGCAACACATCCGTGAGCTACTGCGATGGATTGCCAGCCTTCAACTCGCACATACTTCTTATCGCCCTTGCCTATCTGCTGGGCTGTTTCCATTACGATTGCCCTACACACGCCAGCTACATCCGTAGCTTGTCGCATATAGTTTTGCACTCCGTTGGAGTGGCCTAGGCCGTGGTCATTCTTCAATACTATCTGTTCATTCATTGGTTGTTTCTCCTTGGTTTTTATTGTTTATCTTGTCCGTAATCGAATATGCCAAAACCTTCGGCATTTTCTTTTGCGGTTGTGGGTAAGTTCAAGCACCTA